GGGTGAGCATCTAAAATCAGCTGAACGCTGACTTTGTCATTTGCTGTAACGGTTCCAACGCTAAAGTCGTTGGGGAACCACATCTCTCCTCCGGAGTGACCTACGATGTAGGAAAACGTCCTGCTGGCTTGTACTAAGTCGCCGGGATGGTTTACCTGTAGGTTTAGTTGGACCTCTGTGTAACCTCCTTCTGCGGAGGCGTAATGAGGATCCGGGGTGAGACCCGAGCCATCTCCTACTGTGGAGTAGGACATGCCGGGAACACCTGGAGATCCACCGAATCCGCCACGGTTTGCTGTGATAATAACTCTGAGCGTAAAGGCAAACGGCGTCACACCAGCGGGAATACTGATGCAATCGAAACCGTTTCTGCTTTGCTCTGGAGCTAAGAACTTGATGCCGTAAGAATCCAAGTTACTGAAGCCGGGTTTGGAGGCGTCGAAGTAATCGACACCTTCTACGCCCGACATGGTAAACAAGGGGGCTGTTGTGGAAGTTGCCATGGAGGCTGTTCGTAGTCCGTTGTAAATGGGCGAGCCGTGTTTTGCATTAGACTCGGGAGAGGAAAAGTCTACATCGTATTCGATGGAGAGAAATCCGGTCATTTTGTCTGGGGCTGGGGCGGCTACGCCGTAAGCGTCAGGGACGGTGGCTAGGTTTTCCACTCCTACGTATAGGCGGCCGACGGATAAGTCGGTTGATTCGCTAGGAGTTGTGGAAACGAACAGGGCATTGGTCCCGTCTCGAGAGAGAGCGTACTTCGGCACATTTAACTGTGCGTCAGTCCACGGGGCAAAGCCAGTTGCGCCAGCTATCATTTGCAACTCCAACTCGGAGGTTGGGGGTGCGTCGTAATAGTCTGGTTCGTAAGCCATGACAATCCTTCCTTCAGTGGTAGCTGAACAGGAAGGGTGGTAGTTTACTTTTAGGTGGTGAAACCTAAAACGTTAATAGTTCTGGGCTATTTTCGAGAGCCAAGGGAAAAGAATGCTAGATCCGGG